GTGCTGTGGTTGGTCAATACTTTGAAGACGTGGTGTTGGCCAGTAGAGCTGCTGCTGGCGCTGTGGGTGCTGTTGCAGAAGACATCATCATACCCATTGATGAAGCAGTGACCGCTGCCGGCGAAAGCCTCAAAGACATCAAAGCAAAGTTTGAAAAGTTGCGCGACACATTCAGCGACATCAGATCGCTGGATGAATACATTGCTGCATTTGAAACTGTGACTGCACTGAGCAAACAGTATGGCGCAGAAAATGAAGAAGTTATAAAAACCTTTGACGCATTGAAGAGTGCACTGCGTGGTGCACAAACAGAATTTGAAAACTTAGACAGCATTGATGCCTACATAGCCACACTGGCAAAATGGCGTGCTGCACAAACTGATGGTGTTATCACCAGTTTGCAATTGGGCGATGCACTGAAAGACCTAGCTGGTGAGTTCAGTGCATTGGTTGAGCCATTCACAGAACTGATGAACATTGATGAGTTCAACAGTGCGTTTCAATACTTTACAAATCTATTGGACACAGGACAAATTGGCGTTGCAGAATACAAAGATGCGCTGGATGCACTGGCAGAAGGCTTTGACAGCATCAACTTTGGTCTGACCAGCAGCATACCCACATTGGCAGAATATGATGCACAACTGCGTGTGCTGCAAACTGCACTGGATGATGGCAGAATCAGCATGGCGCAGTTTATGGAAGCCAAAGCTGAACTGGATGAAAGCTTCTTGGACAGTGAAGGCATTGGTAGATTCATTGCGCAATTGGGCAGTGCACAAGCAGCACTCAGTGAGGACTTGGCCAACGCATTGCTGGAAGGCAAGAATGTGATGGACAGCTTCAAAAACTTCTTCAAAAAGCTGATCAGCCAAATCATTGCTGACATCATTAGATTGGCCATACTGCAACCACTGATCAGTAGCTTGTTTGGCGCGTTTGGATTTACCCCAACGTTTGGCACTGGTGGCAGCATAGAAAGCATTGGCAAACGCGCAGTTGGTGGCCCAGTTGTGAAAAATAAGCCATACGTTGTGGGCGAGCGCGGACCAGAACTGTTCGTGCCCACAGGCGGTGGCAGCATTATGGCCAATGACAGAATGGGCGGTGGTGGCACCACATCTGTAACATACAACATCAACGCAGTGGATGCACGCAGCTTTAGGGACTTGGTTGCCCAAGATCCGGAGTTCATTTACAGTGTTAGCCAAGCTGGCAGCAGAAGATTACCGAGGTAAGATATGAGTTTACAAGTTATCGTCGACAATGCAGTCAGCATTGAGTTTATCAGAACCAAACTGGTTGGGCAATCAATTAGCCGCAGCGGAGCAGTTAAGATTTCGCAGGTGGCAAATAATGTGCCATGGCGCATGACTATTGATCCCCGACCAGGAATGCAGTATGCAAACTTTAGATATCTCACAGAAGAAATAGATAGACTTGATCGTGTGATTGTCAGCACCATAGATATTGGCAAGACCAATCCTGGTTTGGCATACCTCACACAGTATCAGGGTCAACTCAGCAATGCTGATCTGGCCAACATCACAGTGACCAGTGCAGCCAATTTGTCAATCATAATGAATGTCAGCAACGTGAGTGTGGCCAATACCACAGTGGTGTTTGCAGCAGGTGATTTTGTGCAGCCGGGCAACAACCATAGATATCCCTACACAGTGACCAGCACAGTGTTGCGTGGAGACAGCAGCACTATCACAGTGCCCATCAACAGACCCTTTATTGAACAGCCTGATTATACCGCAGCAGGCGCCAATGTGCGTGTGGGTGTTGACGTCACGTGGGACATGGTAATGAGTCGCAAGCCCAGCCACAGGGTTGTGCCAGGTGGCTATTTGGAATGGGCAGATGTGTTTGAATTGGTAGAAGTCATTGACTTGGTAAATCCATCACCATCTCCGCCACCTCCACCTCCACCACCCCCAGCACCAATGCAAGGCGTTGTGGCACTGCATGGCTTTGGTGCGCCTGATACATCAGGCAGTGGTGACCCGTGGCGTGTGGATGAAAGTCTCAATAACGCAAACATCATTGCCACAGGCACAAGTGCTGGTCGTTATCCAGCTACAACTGATGCAACTGAATACACAGTGGGTGATACTGGTTTGAAATATGGCACAGGCAGCTTTGGTAGATTGTTAACCGGTGCTGCCAGTGTGGGCAACATTGCACACAGCAACAACTTCATATTCAGTGGTGCATTCACTGTGGAATGTTGGGCAAACATGCAGAGTTCTTCAACTGCTGATGGTGGATTGATCAGCAAATGGGGATACGGTGCAGGCAACGTTACAGGCAACAGCTGGATCATGTATATGGCACAGGACACTGATTTGGTAACAGCACTGCTGAGTTTGGATGGCAGCAACACGGCACTCACACTGACCAGCAATATCACACGCACACCAGATACTTGGCAACACTTTGCACTGGAACGCAATAACAGCAATGTGGTGAGACTGTATATAGATGGTGCCGTGGTTGCACAAGGCACCCTAAGTGGCGCGCTGTATAACAATGACCCCAACCCATTGATATATGGTGCCGGCCCCACTTACTTGTTCAGCGTGGCAGCTGGTTGGCGCATTGATGATGCGCGCATCACAAACGGTGTGGCACAATACAATGGGGCATTTACACCTCCCACACAGCCACATGCCAGACCCAACAGTAATGCTGTGTCAGTTAACACAACCAACACATTCATTGCCACCGCCAATGCCAATGGCACACTCACAACCAGCAATGTCACATACACGGCCACAGGCGGCGATGGCACAGGCACCACATATGGTTATATCTACAGGCACACATTGAATTTGGGTGCAACCACTGGTCCAGTGCTGACATTGAGCAGCAACAGCAGCAATATCATAAATGTCAGTGCCACAGGCAATATTGGTGACAATGCAGCGGGCAATGTGACCACAATAACATTCGACCCCACTGGCTTCAGCAGCACAGTGGTTAGAACAGTGAGTTTGACATGGGTATAAGATATGAGGAAACAACATGAGCACACCAATACCAGAAGTTGGCAATGTCACAATCAGTCATGCACTGTTTATTGACATCACGCTGACCAACAACAACACACCCATTACCTACTACATTAGCAGTGCCTACAAGCCCATCACCATTGATGGCAACAGCTACACAGAGTTGGGTGCATTTTTGCAAGTGGGCAGCATCACAGACGACCTCAAAGTCACAAACGGCGACTTGCAGATCAGTCTCACAGGCATACCCAGTGAAGTAAACTATGTAAGCGTGCTGTTGAACAACCCAATTAAAGGTGGCAACGTGGTTGTGAGACGTGGCTTCTTTGATATCACCAACATGCAATTGATTGAAGGTGCAGTATACGAAAGATATCGCGGCATCATCACCAACTTTGCCATTGAAGAAGATGTCAGCTTCTTAAGTGGAGAGCTTGTGACCAGCATTGCAGTCAGCTGTGCCAGCATAAACACACTGCTGGAAAACAAAATAGCAGGTCAACGCACCCACAAAACTGATAGACAAAGGTTTTTCCCAGGTGACATCAGCTTTAACCGTGTGGTTGCACTGCAAAGCACAGCTTTTGACTTTGGTAAAAAGTTCACAGGTGGCACAGGCTTTGGTGGTGGGGGTGGAGCCAGCAGAACAATTGGCTTCCTTTCAAGATAACAGGTAAATTAACATGATTAGACATGCAGTTTTGCGAGATTACGATAGAATAGTGCAGTTGATGGTAAACTTTGCCAATGCAGCACCCATAGAAGATTATCACAACCCACAATATGACCAGCGCTGCACACACAACTGTCTCAGCATTAGTCAGCAAAGCGGCTGTGTGTTGGTAGCAGAAGCAGATGGTGAGATACAGGGCGTGTTAATTGCTCAAATACATGTGGATCAGTGGATGCCTCACATACGCACACTGAAGGAAGTGGCATGGTGGATAGAGCCACAATATAGGCACAGCAGTATGGCAGGCAGACTGTTAAAGGAATATGTGAAGTTGGGCGAAAAATTGAAAACAGTGGGTGCTATAAATAACTTTACCATCACCTTGTTGGCAAACAGTCCAGATCTTAAATTAGAAAAACGGGGTTGGCGAGCCATTGAAACAAATTACGCATATGAGGGTAAAAATTAAATGGCAATCTTTTCAGCCACAGCAGCAATCCTAGCAGTAAAAGTGGGCTTGGCCACAATCAGTGCCACAGGTGTTCTCACAGTGGCTGGCTCAGCACTGTTGGGCAAGATAGTTGTGGGCGCAATTGCCACAGGTCTGGCCATGGGCACCAGCAGGCTGTTGGGTCTGTATAAAGTGCCCAGTGCACCACGTGATCCTGGCACAAAAATACAAATTGGCCCCAGCACAGACAACAAAGTGCCTAAACTTTATGGCCGCAACTTTGGGGGTGGCATAATCATTGATGCCGAGATTAAAAATTCGAATAAAACAATGGCGTATTGTATTGTGCTCAGTGAATATACTGCGGGTGAAACATGGAGCATCAACAGCATTTACAGAGGCGATGCGAGATTGGTGTTTAATGGTGCCACAGTGACCAGCACTGTTGACCCTAATGCCACCACCACAACCAAAGTCAACGGCAAAATGCGCTGTAGAGTGTATGCAGGCAACAGCAGCAGCAGCAGTCAAATCTTTCCCACAACTGATCCCAGACCAGCATATGGCGGCACCAACACCAGCAAAACAGGACAATTTTTAAGTTGGAGTGCCAGCAACACCATGGAGGGTTTGGTGTTTGCAGTGTTTGAACTGGACTATGACCCGAATAATGACCTAGTGGGATTGGATGCTATCACATTTGACATCAACAACAGTTTGCACAATCCTGCCAATGTGCTGTTGGACTATTTGACAAACACACGCTATGGCGGTGGTGTCAACAGCACAGACATTGACACAGTGAGCTTTACTGAATGGCATGATTATTGTGAAGAACAGGTCAACTATGTCACAGAAGCCAATGTGGTTGCACAGCACGAACGTTATCAAATTGATGGTGGACTCAGCACATTTACACCCATAAAAGAGAACGTGGACAAAATTTGCCAAAGCAGTGGTGCATTCTTCACATACAATGCCAAACAGGGCAAGTTTGCTGTGGTGGTAAATCGCCCTGCCAGCAACGCTGAATTGGCCAATGCGTTTGTGTTCAGCAATGACAACATCACATCCAGTATCAGCATAACAGGTGCTGAACTTTACAGCCTTTACAATCAAATAGAAATAGAATACGCCAGTGTGAACCAAAGAGACCAAACTGATGTTTACTTTGCAGAGATTGGCAGCAGTGAACGCAACGCCAATGAAC